GATGTCGTTGGTACTACGATCAATACTTTCATATCAAGAGTATCAACATAGAATCGTGTCAACAGATAAATGATGAACGATTTACCAGATGCTGTCGGTGATAATAGCAATGCTCTCTCGTTTTTAAGAGCATGAACAACAGCATCATTCTGATAGTCACGAGGTACAAATGTAGACTCAAACTCTTTTGCTAGATCGTAACCTGCTGTGTCTTGTACTTCATTCTTTGGTACTAGACCCTCATCAACTGTAACTGTGTAGTCTCGTGAATTACAGAACTTTATGACATATGGAATCAATCCACGATATATCATACCAGTCATCACATTCAATAGACGAATCTTACCATCCCAATACTTGTTACGCACAGATGGCATAAACTCAGCACCGGGTACTTTGAATGTAAAATGATCAGACAATTCCATCTTAGTGCTAGGTTCTGCTTGAATCCTAACATAGACATCATCGACTTTTTCTATAATCACTTCTTCAGACATTAAGCACCTGTTCTAAACCGTTCCCAATCAATTATTGATTTGATCTGAAATCCACGATTACCAATCATCTTTAGTATTGATTCAAGATACGCAACTTTTTGTTCTTGTGCGCCAATCTTCAGAGACGATTCAATAATGTCATCGTCTGCTTCTAAATATGATGGAATGTCTTGCTTTAGAATTTTAAGTGGTTGAGGCTCCCAACCAAACTGTGCTAACTCAGTGACATCGAGTTCGCCTTTGTAGTATTCGGTTTTGAGTTTGTATAACTTCTTGTAGTCAGCCTTCATCTTGCGAAGAATGTAACCTTCGCCCATATAAATCTTGAAGTACTTGTTGTGAAGTTTTGGTGTGTTCGCAGATTCGTTCGTGATGTTTATAGCATCAACAGGACCATCTTTCTCCCAATCTTTAATGATATCTTCTATCTTCATTCATAATCCTCATAATTAAAAAATACAGCTATAACTAGTGTAAGTATAACACTAAATGGTGCTGTATGTCAAACTTCTATAGTATATTTATTGTACTTAAAAGTGATGTCAAAAGTGGGCGGTGTCAAGTCTGTACCTGCCGTATCAAGTTGAATAGAACTTACCGATATAGGAAACATATCAGTGAACTTAACAGTAACATTAGCATTCTTATTACTGTTGAGTATGATTAAAGAGCCGTCTGATTTGACTCCTTCGTTATTTTTGTTAACTGGTTGACCACCGCTACCTACAGTATTGGGATTTAATCCAGCATACTGCGAGAAGTTGTCGGGTGATGTTACGGCAACTAACCAATCAGAAATTTCTCTATACGATGTCATGTTCTCATCGCATATAATGCTTATAGTAAACTCTTCGTAAGCAAGTGTATCTCCAGGCTCGTAAATGCTTTTGAATGGAGTTTCTCTTGTGACATTACCTGAACTGATTCCTGGTAATGTTGCTGACTTCACAAAAAACTCGACATTAGGCAACCTGTTGAGGACAAGTTTGAACTCAACTGGAGATAAGAAGTTTACATTTGAAGTTAAATCAGCCATATAATTATTCCTCTACTATATGCTTATTTATATGCACAAAAAAAGGGGATCTCGAAAGATCCCCTGAATTTTGTTCGGTGAACCCGAATCTTATTGTTAAAAACTTATAGTAAGTTAGTAACAGTAGTGTGACGATAGTATCTGTTCTCACGAGTACCAGTGTCAACTGTACCATCAAATCCAATAGTGCCTTTAGCGAATGGATTGTGTACGATACCGTAGCGAGTCTTGAATCCAATCTTAGACTGGAAGCTGTTCTCACCAACTGCACGAACCATTTGTAATGGTACATATGGGCAGTAGAAGAAGCCAGCATCAAATGCGCTAGAACCTTTATAACCAACTACTAGGAACTCAGAGCCAGCATAAGGGTCAACATATACTTTGTAACGACCGTTAAGAACACCGGCAAAAGTGTTACCAGCTGGATCTACATTCAATGAAGCAGAATCAACAGCAGGTGCGTAGTCAAGCATACCAGCCATTTGAAGTGCAGAAGCAACATCAGATGAACATAGGATGATGTTACCTTTACCACGACGGGTTGAAACAGCAATTTGGTTAGCTTCTCTCTCGATGTAGAACATCAAGCCTTTAAACTTCTCAACTGACCAACGACCATTTGCGTCAACATCAAGGTTGAAAGTACCTGCACCGCCAGCACCACCAGTGCCTTGTAGAGCAGTAGTTTTAACAGCACCAACAACTTCACGGTTGATTTCAGCAAGTAGTTCAGCAGAAAGCATATTAGCTAACTCAGTCTCTGCATCTAGACCGTGGATTGCTTTAAGGTCTTGAGCAAGTTCTGAAGTGTACTCAGCTTTCAATGCACGAGTTTTAGCAGTTACTTGTACTTTGTTGATTTCGAAAGACATTTCTTGAATTGGGTTGTTTTCAACAACTGGATCGTTAGAAGCACTACCACCAGCAACTTTTTCTGCACCACCAAGTCCTTCACCAACATTAGTATCAATACCAGAACCACCAGAAACACCAGAGAATGTAGTGTCTGGCTCGCTCAAGAACGCTTCAGTTCCAGTTTCATCACCACTACCGGGACCATTTGAGGCATACTTTGAGTGCATAGCAAAGATAAGTCCAGTAGGACCAGTCATTGGCTGAACACCACAGATGTCATATGCAACTAGGTTAGGCATTGAACGGCGTACTAGGCTGATCAATACTGGGTTGTAGTAGTCCTGACCAGCAGAATTGTTCGCAGGCGCATCGGCAGCGTTTTCGCTCAACAGGCTATTTGAGTTTAGAGAATGACCTTCTTTAAGGGCAGACTCAGTGTTTTCCAAAAGAGTAGCTGTAACAGCCGCTCTATGGCTATCTTGGATGCCAGGAAGAGCATTATGCTCTAGAATCGGCTTCCACTTGTTCATAAGTTCTTCATTTCTCATTATGGTTCTCCTTTATTTGAGATTTTACTTAGTACTATTTATAAAAATTTATTTCTTGACAAAGCGGGTTAGCGATTCAGCATAACTTGCCATTGTTGGATCAATAGCAGGCTGTACATCTTCCGCAGTCTCTTCTTGTAGAAGATCAGTTGATTCTTCTTCAGCAACTGGAGCAGGCGCAGACTCTACAAAGTAGTTGTCTTTGATTGCTTCTAATTTCTTAGAGTAATCTTCAGTTGATTCATAAGAAATACCTTCTGAGAGAACACGCAATTTTTCCGCTTGTGTGTCTGTTAATTCCTCAGAAACAGTTTTAAAAGCGGCTTCTAGATCAGCTTCTTTCTTCGCTTCCTTGATAGCCATCATTTCTTCTACTAACTCGTTATACTTAACTTGAGACTCTTCTAGAGCAACTTCAAGTTCAGCATTGTGGTCAACAGTTTCTTGATCGATTTCAAGGTTATGCTCAGATACTAGACCTTTGATGCTACCAAGTAATGATTCAGCAACTTCTACTTTGATGTTGCTTTCAACTGCTACTTGATTGTCATCCATCCAGTTCTCAATTACATAATCTAGATACTGGTCTACTTTCTCTACAATCTCTTCAACAGACTTTTCTACTTGCTCTTGAAGATCGCTTTCAAATTTTTCTTCCAAAGTCGCTGTCTCAGCTAGTACTTTCTCATGTACAGCCGCTTCAAATACTGCTACAGCAGATGTTTTGAAGTCTTCAGATAGTTCAGAACCGTCGAACAAACGCTCGATTGATTCTGCCATACCACCTTCAACTTTACCTTCAGGTGTTTTAACTTCTGAATCTTTAGCAACTTCGCCTTTATCTTTTTTATCGCTTTTGCGTTTTTTCTCGTTTCCGCCTTCTGGAGTTACGGCATCGGCTGCTACTGCATCAGTACCAGTCTCTTTCGCTTCCTCGAGGTCTAGATCAAGATCAACGCCTTTTTCTAATTCACTCATTTAACTTCTCCTTTTAAAGTAATTAATGTGTCAATATTACTATTTATAAAAAAATCTATTTCGTCAAAGAACGAACGAACTTCTCAAACAAAGCGGCCGCTTTAATTTCTAACTCTGCGGTAGAAACTTTAGCAGTCTGTTTGATCTCTTCTTCGATCTCGTCAAATGTGTTCGCCACTTCCCATGAAGAAGAAGCTACATCGTAAATCCAATCTACACCTTCCATAACTCCCTTAACGAAAGCATCTGGTGCTGATGGATCGGCTACAATATCTCCTGCGGTGGCTAACATGAAGTCTTTCTGTACTTCCATGATGCCATTTTTGTTCTGTTTGATTGAACCCATGCCACGAGATGAAATACCAAGAGTACCATCTTCATCCATGATGTTCTTTACGATTTTGCCCATTGGTGTGTCCATTACTTTTGCACGACCAACGATGTTTGAACCATCTTGCTTCAGTTCAGTGAACAAGTGAGATACTCTATCAAGATTGATCGTAGGACCTGCAGGGTGACCAAGTTCGCCATATGCTCTTTTCTTCTCTACATATGTCTCGTTGTATCTTTTTACTTCGTTAGCAAGAATCTCTTTTGGGTACATACGACCATTACGATTCTTGATGTCGCCTTGCATGATGATGCCTTCAATATAATAGTCTTTACCTTCACCGTTTTCTTTGGCTTCAGTGATATATTGTACATCTTCAACGATTTCTTTGATTAGTAAACTCATATCTTCTTCCTATTTTCCGGCTGAGAATGCAAACTTAGCAACATCTTTAAATGTTTTGCTGTTGTCTAACATATTCAACACTTTCTTTTGATTCTGTTTGTTCAATTGCTTAATCATTGAAACGATCATAGAAGCAGTTGTCAGATCAACTTTTTGTTTCTTGCCGTCTGAGAACTTAACATCACCTACGCTTTTCTTCTTAACGATCATCTCTAAGTCTTTTAGAACGCCTTCTTTATAGTAGCCTTCTTCTAACTCTTCTTCATCTTCTTCAGACTCGTCTTTCATTGCCATCTTAGTGGCAGTTGCGTACATAACATCAGTAGCACGATCACCGTAACGATCTTTGAACTCATCCATTTTCTTTTTAAGTTCTTTTACAATTTCTTCTCTTTTTGCTTTCTGAGCATCAGTCATTTCTGCTTCAGCTACTTGTGCTTCTGAAATCTGAACAGACTCATAAACATCTTCATCTTGATCATCTGGATGATCTGCAGGTCTTGTCTTTTCGTTCTCGGCTTTAAAGTCAATTACTTCTGCTTGCTTATATCCGTCTGGAAGTTCTTTAACATCAACTAAATGCTTGTCGATAAAAGCCTTTTGCTTTTCAAAAGAACGACTATCACCCATATCCATATAATTCTCTGGATCAAGATAACTAGATTCTGCTGTAAACTGCTTAAAAGATTTCATTATTGTTCCTTTTTTATTATTCTGATTCTGTTGCTTCTGCTTCAGGTGTTACTTCTACCTGTGCTTCCATCTCAACTGGTTCACCAGCTTCAGCGGGAGCGCCAAACATAGAGTCATATTTTGTTTCGATAGCCGCTGTCATCTTATCAGCCATAACACTATTAAACGATGTCTCAAAGTTATTTGCATCTTTGTCAATCGCATTCTTAATCAAATCACTAACACTCATATTACTATCTCCTTACTTATAAGTTATTTATAAATTACGACAATTACTAGCTAGAATCCGCCATCATCTGCGATATTGTCTTCCGCATCTTCAGCATCTTCTTCATCTTGGCGTATTTCGTCTCTCATGCTTTCGATTTCATCTTCGTTCATCATGAGAACATTCTTTCTTACCCATTCTGCTGAGTAGTACTTGCCAACATAATCGTCAATGTCTCGAAGAAGATTTAATCTTTCTCTCAAGACTTCACTCTCTTTCAACTCTTCAAAGTAGTTGTCTTGCATGAAATCATATCTAAGAGAGGCTTGAATATCTGCCCACTCTTCAGGTCTTATGATTCCCTTGAGTACTAACTGCTTCTCAAGAATTTTATCAAACAGTGTAGAGAATCTTGATCTCAATCTGCTGATAAACTTACTAAACTTAATCTCATCTCTAGATATTTCTGTTGCTCTACCTAGTGAGAATCCACTGTCTGATTCCATACGAGAGATAGGTACATTCAGAGCCTTAAATAACCTCTTCTGGAAATATAATACATCGTCTAGTTCTCCTAGATTCTGACCACCAGGTAATGTAGTGATCTCTGTACCCTTTCCACCTTCTCTTCGTGGCAACCAAAAATCGTCTGTCATACTCATGTGTC